GAGAGAACAGGGCCAAGGCAGAGGCGGAAGATCCGCACAGGTATGGGGCAGACTTGGAGCCTTGGAAAGATGCTGATGATCTATTGACTAGGTTTAACGAGGTGGTGGCACTTGGGGGGAACCGGGCAGGCAAAACTGAGTGGGCGGCTAAACGGATGGCACAGGCGTTTGTGGGTGCGGACTTGTCTGGGACAGTACCACATTGGATTAGTGAACGGATACAGCAGAGAGGCTTGCGTATTTGGTGCCTGCATACGTCTAACCAGACTAGCATTTCGATGCAGCAGATGGTCTTTTACAAGTACCTGCCGAAAGAACTTAAGAGTGCCAAGCGCAACAACAACATCCATGTCAGCTTTACCCAGAAGAACGGCTTTTCAGACAACACGGCTGTTTACATGCAGAACCAGATTTGGTTCTTAAACTACTCTCAAGATATTAAAGTGGTTGAAGGTGGCGAAGTTGACTTTATTTGGTGTGATGAAATGGTGCCAAAAGACTGGTTGGACACGCTTCGGTACCGTCTAGTGACCCGGAACGGCAAGTTGATTGTCACCTTTACCCCGGTACAAGGCTATACCCAGACCGTTAAAGACTACATTAACTCAGCAAAAATTACACATTGGAAAGAGAGTGAACTACTTCCAAATAATAACGTGCTGAGTGTGCCTGCTGGCAACATGCCGTACAAGGCTGAGAACATTTATGGAAGACACGCCTGTATCTGGTTTCATTCCAAGTTAAATCCGTACAACAACTGGGAGCGCATGAAGCAGGAGCTTAAGGGTAGAAGTTCCAATGAACTTAAGATTCGCGCCTATGGCTGGGCAGATCAGACTGCGGGTACGGAGTTTCCCTACTTTGGCGAGGTGAACATCTTTAAGGGGGATGTCATGGAACTTGCACCTGAAGGAACAAACTACATGGCAATTGACCCTGCTGGAGCGCGGAATTGGTTTATGTTGTGGGGCAGGGTAGATGAAGATGATATACTATGGATCTACAGGGAATGGCCTGACCAAAGTTATGGAGAGTGGGCGTTGCCAAGCGATAAGCCTGACGGTAGACCCGGCCCTGCACAGAGAGGTGGAGCTGGAAGAGGCGTAAACGAGTATAGTGAGCTTATCTGGGGATTAGAAACCTCTGGAGACGTTCGCGAAGAGATAGCCGAGAGGTATATGGATCCTCGAACTGCTGGAACGGAAACCATTACAAAAGAAGGTGGTACTACAATTATAGATCTTTTTGCTGATGCTACTGTTCCTCTGTATGTACAGCCTTCTGTAGCGGTTCCTGTCGAGGAACGGGTCATTTTGATTAATGACATGTTGTGCTACGACAGAGAACAGCCGTTGGTTAAGGGGCGTAATCATCCTAAAATAATGGTACATGAATCTTGTCAAAACTTGATTTATAGTTTAAGGGAATGGACTGGGGCTGATGGACAGAAGGGTGCCAGTAAAGATCCTATTGATGCTTTAGGCTACCTTGTGGTCATGCAACCCAAGCACTACGGCGGCGAACAATGGGAAAAGCAGATGAGACAAATGTCGAAATGCGGTTCCTATTGAACTTCTTTTATCTATGTATTCAGCTTCTTCTGATCCTCTGGCTATTGCGACAAATGTCCCTGATGTGGGAGATTTGCTGAGTGAGTACGGACGCGCAATGGTCAACTCCACTCAGGGGAACTTGACTACCAAGTTTGACGATATTCGTTTTGCACGCTGGGCTGGACAGAGTGATGACGGGAAAAAGCATAGTAATCTCCGTAACGAAGGTGATCCTGCTTGGCCGTTTGAAGGCGCTAGTGACGTTCGCAATCGGCTGATTGACTCAACTTGTAACGAGTTGTCTTCGCTTCTGGTTACAGCCTTTGAACGCTCGAACATCCGGGCTGATGGGGTGGAGTTAAACGACACTTCTATAAGTGGAATTGCAACTACGCTACTTCGCTGGATTCGCGACAATAAGATGCCGCTTGAACTTCGCAGGGAGGCTGAACTTGGCGCACAGTACGCTTTTCAGTACGGTTGGACGGCTTTCTTTATTGGCTGGAGACAAAACATCAGCAAGCGTGAGCAGCAGGTAACTATGCAGGAGGTTATGGCTATTGCTCAACAGAGTGGCAGTCCTACACTCATGCAGTTGCCTGACCTTATCATGCAACAGTCCGAAGAGGCTGCTGCAATTATTCAGGCTGCTGTACCCGGCACCACGGAGTCCGAGGCAAAACGGATGGTTAGAGAGCTAGCCGAAACTGGCGTAACAACCCGTGACGAGGAGTATGTCAGCAAAAATTTGCCGGAAATCATTGCGCTTAAGCCATGGGACGAAATCCTTTTCCCGCCTGAAGCAGCGGATTTGCAGCGTTCTCGCGTGATTTTCCGCCGGACTTGGATGTCTGAAGTTGAGATCCGCGAAAAGATTACTACCGAAGGCTGGAACAAGGATTGGGTGGAACTTGCAGTCCAGATGGCAGGCAAGAGCAGTACGGTGTACAACACGAACATCCTGCCAAGTACAGAGATGTTGGTCTATAACGGCCTGAACTACCAGAACATGATCGAGGTGGTTTACTGCTATACCAAGAGTTTGGATGGCAAGGCTCCGTGTATTTACTACACTGTTATTTGCCCTCAAGCGGCAGTTGATCATCGTAAGGAAAGGATCTCATATGCGATTCATGAGAGGTTGGATTACGCTCACGGAGAGTATCCGTTTGTGGAGTTTCGTCGCGAGTGCATTCGTCGTGCCATTACTGATTGCCGTGGTGTCCCTGAACTTGCTCACACAGATCAGGACGAGATTAAAGCACAGCACGACTCCATCCGAGATCATACTGCCTTCTCAACCCTCCCCCCCATCAAGGTCGTTAAGAGAATTGGAGCAATCAACAAGGTTGGGCCGGGTGTATCTTTGCCAGTTGTAAATCCAACGGACTACACGTTCATGGACCCGCCAGCTCGCGAGCCAAATGTGGCTTTTGAACTGATTAAACGGGTTGAAGCAAGTCACGCAGCTTACTTTGGCACGATCAATCCGTTTGTTGCGCCTCAAAAGACTCAACTTACCCAACAGGCACTTGTAAACTCTTGGCTACTGACTTGGAGAAGCATCTATCGACAGATGTTTGCGCTTTGCTGCCAGTACATGAGTCCTGAAGAAATTCAGCGCATCACTGGCGGACAGTTGCCTCAGAGCTTGTCTGAAATCCACAATGAGTTTGATTTGAGCGTCAAGTTCGATATCATGGATCTTGATAAGGAGTACATTGCCCAGAAGATCGACTTCCTTACCAAGGTTGCACAGATGGATACAGGTGGCGTGCTAAACCGCAACAAACTCACAGCAATGATGATCCAGGCTGTGGCACCTGAGATGGCACAAGAACTTATCTTGAATCCTCAGGACGCAAGTCGTCAGATGTTCAAAGATGTGCAGAGTGATATCGGCATGATGCTGCTTGGCAACGAGGCGCTGTATCAGGAGAACGATCCTACGGCACAGACCAAGTTGCAGTACGCACAGCAGATCTTGCAGGCCAACCCGAAAGCACAGGCGGCACTCCAGCAGGACGAGAACTTTAAGGCGCTCTTTGAGAACTACGTTAAGAGCCTTGAAATGTCTGTAATGCAGCAACAAAACGCTCAAGTTGGCCGAATTGGTGTAACTCCTGTATCTCAACAATGACGGAAAATCAAAAGACAGCATTTGGATTTGCAGGTAAAAACCTGCTTTGGAGCGAGATTGTGAAGCACTTAAATGAGGTGCAAACAGGTCTAACGCTTCAGGCTATTTCACAATCCGCTAAAGGAGAAGATAGAATACATCTTTGTGGGCAAGCTGATGCGGTTAACTACGTTATATCGTCTTTGATAAGTATGAGACAAGAGGCGAGACAATTAAATGGCTTGACTCCTGACGAAGATTTGGCATAACGCCACTAACGGGCTAACCAGCGTTACTGGTTTGATTAAATAAGGACTTGCTACCTATTAGCATGATAAAGACTAACTCACAGCCTGAGGCCGGGACTCAGGAGGCAGCAAATATCCCCGTTGCAAATAACCTCGGAGCGATTGATGGAGACAGTTTAACTGATTTCATTAAATCAAATTTCCTTGACGAGGAAGGGGCGGCTCCAGCCAAAG